GTGAAAAAGCAACAGATGTACCACGTACCGAGTCGACAAACTGCCAGTTCTGCGCGTTGGCGTAGTCCTTGATCCATGCAATACAGTCGTTACTCGCGAAAGTCGCGAAGGCGGTGTCTTTAATGTCGGCACCCGCGTCTGTCACAACGTCGAAATGATCTTTGGGATTTGATACTGCAACAGCCGGAAGGTTTTGGGTTGCAATGGCGCTGTAGCCAGTAGGTACAGCGCCCGGAAAATCTGCATGATCAAAATAGATATTAATTCCGCTTGCTGAAGAACTTGTAGTCCACGCAAACGGAGTCCAATTGTCACCGCTGATTGATACACCTGTTGTGCCGCCGTCCGTTGGATCGCCAGTCATGTCATTGTTAGGCCAGTCGATCCAGTAGATTGTGTTGGCACTGGCATCATATATACCAGCCCAAAAATAACCGTTGTCCGCATCTAATGCGTATACCTGATAATCGTTGGAAAGGTCAGCGGTGAAGCCAAGTGATACGTCAGGGGATACACTTGTTCCCCCTGCAAACCTACGCATTGCCGTAGTAGTATCTAGTCCTGCGCCGTAGTTATTGATCGAACCCGAGTTTGGCGATAGGCTTCCAAAATCCAAATCGTCGTCATAAACTCCGCACCCACTATCTGCACCGAATGAAGGCAACGAAGCAAACCAAAACCATTTGCCTGTGTTCAAGCTTCCAATAGTTGCAGCACATGAGTTTCCAGCAACCGTTATATCACTTGCGGTTATGTTTAGATTGCCATTAGCAAGCGTAACGTGGGCTTGTTTTGTTAGCGGATTAAGCGTTGCATAGTTACCAATCCCCAAATCCGCATCATCAGTCGGGCTGTCGGCAAGCTGGTCGGCAGAGGTTAGGCCAGAGGTGTCGTAGAACGGGAATACTAGATCATCAAACCAGAACATATCGTTGAACGCACGAGCCGAGTTGCCAGCAAGAACGATCCGCATAGCCCCACTGAATGTTTGCGTGAAGATGTGGCTATCCTGTCCATCATCAACTGTAATAAGGATTGTGTCAGATTGCCTCTGGAGCGTAATAACGCCGTCGCCGTTTGGCGACATTGATGATTGATTACTGCCACCGTAAACAAACTGTGAAGTACCAAAGTTAGCATAGAAGCTATCCGTCATATTAGCCATGCCGTAGTCGTTAGCTTCTGCTGTGGTAGTCAATGTGCCAATCTCAGACGATGCTACAATGCCGACACGGTTTGACGTAGACCCGCCGCTCATTGTCATCTTCACAAAGAAGTCGCCAGTTAATTCACTGCTGTAAATTGCAGAAGTAACAACGCCAGCGGAAGCGTCATCGCCTGTTAGTGTCCAGTTTCCTGTATCACCAGACCATTCGCCGGAAGAACTTACCGTGACTGTGCCTGTCTCATTTTGTGCTTTACCGAAGTACCCCGTATCCGCGAAGTCGTAGACGCCCCCGTTCGTGCCGAAACTGTTTGCGGTATCTTCGTAAAACTCTACCTCAGCGCAGTTAGTTGTGCCTGCACCACCACCGCTAATTTCTATTCGGTGATAGGTGTAGGCGGTCGAAGTCGTAATGCCTGACGTTACAACTTGAACTTTCGCCGTGCCAGTGTTCCCGACACCGCTGTCCGTATGCAGATCGGTCCACGCCGACCCGTCGTTTGACCCTTGAAGTTTGATCGTGATAGGAGACGACCCGCCAAAGTTATCGTCAGACGGAGACTTAACAACATATTGCGTTATCGTTTTTGCCGATGACCATTGCTTGCCGACCGTGCCGGTAGCGCCGGACACCCGAGCCTCTGCGGAGGCGACATTAACCGTACCATCAAACGCAGCAGCAAGACCACCTCCACTGGTCATGTTACCAATGAGGGTGCCTTCACTGCCGGGGATGAAGTCGACAGTCGTCGCACCTTCAAACTCAATCGGATTCCAATACCCATCGTCGTCTAATTCACCGAAGCTGGTCGGATCAAGTGCAGCGCCGTCTACGAGAATTGGGAGAGCCATGAGACCGTCGAAATAATAGCCACTACCATAAACATCCAAACCAATACGGTGCAGCACCGTGTTATTAACATCCGCCTCAACATTTAATCCGGGATCAGTGGAGGATGAAAATGACGTTATTCTCGTTCCATTAACCCAAATTTTTTGTCTATCGGCGGCTGTTCCATTTGTTGTATCGAGTGCGACGACAATATGATACCAAGCATTTGGATCAAGAAATAACGCACTAGTTTTCTTCTGGAACTGTGTGGAACCATTAAACCACGTCCACTCAATGTCGCCGGCTGATGTGATCCGCAAGCCGGTAATTGCGGACGCTGCTGTACCTGCGGAGAATATTTCATAATTTCCCGACAATGCCCCGCGCTTAACCCAACATGAAAACGTCCACGTCTTGCGGTTCCCCGCGCTGCCCGGTGTGCGGGTTAGATATGCACTGTCGTCATCGTTGAACAATAAAGACTGCTCAATTAAATAATCTGCACCACGAGTTTTGCGGATTGTCGGTGTATATAAGTTACCTGGAACGCTCATTCATTTTTCTCCGTAACACTCGAAAGTGAATTATGATAAGTTTTGGATTACATCAACTACAATATTGTTAGCAGATGAAACATAATAAGATAGAACGTCAGTTCCACTCGCAGTAATTGTCGGAGGAGTGCCAGCAGCAAAGTCAAAGTCGCTACCAAACGATACTGTGTAAGAACCACCGTTAACGATTTCCATTGCACCAGACTGACCAGCAACTTGGTTTGTTGGGTTATTAAGTGTAATGTTACCAGCAAGAGTCATTTTGAAATGGTTAGATGAAGAGAAGTCTTGACGGAATGCTGTATTTGCAATCAACGAACCATGGTCAGTAACAGCACCACGTTGAGCAACACTAAACGTTTGAACAACGTCAGTCTTAGCAGTATCTGCATCAGCATCTTGTTTACCAGAAATAGCACTGTTGGTGTTTGCAAGAGCAGCAGTTGCTTGAATTGCAGCAGTTGTTGTAGCAGTCTCTACTGTGCCAATACGGGAGTTTGTATTTGCAAGAGCAGCTTTTGCTTGAACATCAGCAGTTGTGTAGGATGAAGAATCTAGCTTTGTGCCAATAAAAGTATTGGTGTTAGCAAGGAATGCAACATCAACAGCACTAATTGAAGCAGCAGGGACGGTTACTGTGCTTGTAGCAACCAGTGTCGCACCAGTTACTGTATTTGCACTGACTGTGTTTGCAGTTGGATTGATCTCAAAAAGATTCGTGAAACCTTGGTTTGAACGAATTCTCCATGTATCAAACGTATCTGTAAGAGCAACGTTAGCTACTTGACCCATGTTTTATCTCCTGTTGATAAGAGAAGATCGTTTGACACGAATCTCTCATTGAATGTTTTTAACTACACTTATTTATAATTTTTGTACGTTAGCATTTGAAGAAATAACATGATTTAAAATTTCTTTAAGCTCTTTTAAATCTTGCTTGATATCATTGATATCGTTCAGAATTTCATGTTGTTTGCTTTTCTTTGCCTTATATGCGTACAATGCTCTATTGTCCACTGAAAGAACAGCACCATTGTTTTCATCTTTTTGAAAACCGTCTACATTTTCAATGGGTTGGAGTTTCATTTATTTATACCTTAAATTTGAAGAGCAATTGCACGGAAATCTTTCAACCTTGGCACCCGTGAAGGTGTTGAAGAAAGAAGAACGACCTTAATCTTAAAGTGTTTAAATCCTGTATATGTTACACCATCATCTGTATACTGAACTTCACCAGAAGCGCCTGTAAGATAAGATGTTGGAATACCGTATTCATATTCATTGAAGTCTTGAGTATTTTCAGAATCTGACACAACAGTGGCTGATGTGACCTGAGTCATATCAATCCATGTCTTGTCTTCCATTGTTTCACCATCTTCACCATTCAATAGTTTGACATAAACTTTAACGGTTGCTGTTGATGGCTTATATGCTCCAACGAATACCTTGAGGTCTTCAGCGTCTTGACCATCTGCAAGTGTTACTGTTCTTTGTACATACCGAGCAATCGCATTACCGTTACCAGTTGAATCTTCGTTTGTAGAGTCGTTGTTAATTAAGTTTTCTACTGTGAATAACGCTGAACGGTCATTATCAATTGCAGGTGAATGGCGAACATTACCACCATTGGTAAGAGTAAACTTAATCTCAGCAGATTTTGCACTTGATAGATTTGCAATTTCGTTTGAACGACTTAGAATATATCTACGCCCATCATATGTTGTATCATCATTGATATCAACATTTCGGAATGATGAATCAAGAGCACTTGATGTAATAGCAAGTTTTGCAGTAGCAGATGTTGTTGTATCTTGAAGATCAAGTTTACTTACGAATGTTCTAAATGTATCAATAGATAAGTTATCAATCGTGCTAATACGAGCATCAAGACCACTTACTTGCCCACGAATATATGTGTTTGCAGTAAACGAACCGCTTGGCTGTGATAGATGAACAACTGTGTTTGATTGTGTTGTAGCATCAAAGAAGTATACTTTACCAGTTGGTGTTGCTTGACTGCTTACTGTTGCAGTATTTGAACCAGCAATACCTGCTTTGTAGAGAGTAACTGTTTCAGTATCTGTAAACTTCGTACCAGTTGTAACTTCTTTTACACGAATATTTGTTCCAGAAACATTTGTCACTGTACCGTTAGCAGAAGAGGTTGAACCAACAAGAGTATCACCAATTGCGATACCGCCTGGTGCAGCCGAAAGTGTGAGTGTTGTTTCACCATGTACTTCTTCACCAACACGATTAAAGATTGTTGTAGTATCAACAGTATCAATTGTAAGATATTCTTTATCAATATTTTTAAAGACCGCAGTACCAGTTTGATTGGTACCAAAGTTAGCAAAGTACATATTAAATTTGAGGTCTTCGTCTTGTAAAGGAGTCCAGTTCTTGTCGTTTGCAGAAGAAAAGAGTGTGCCCATTACTGGTTGTTTTGATACACGATTACCAGAAAGTAAATCTGTTCTTCCAAGGCGAGAAGTCCATACTGTATAGTTTGGATTGTTATCTACTGGTTTTACAATAATAGCATAATCAATTGAGTTGAGTAGATACACTGGAGTTTCAAAGATTACTGGAGTAGGCGCAGAACCATTTGAACTTACGTTAACATCAGCAGAAGGTACGATTACACGACCAAATGGAACAACTCTATTTGTAATGAATGAAGTAGAAGGATCACATTCACGAATTTCAATTGCAACACCTTTTACTGGGTCTTTACTCTGGAAATACATATCAATCTTAGTTAAGAACATTCCAGGTGAAGCAATACCAGCAGAACCGAGACCATCATTTACATTGAATGTTTGAGCAAGTGGATCGCTGTTGGTGGAGGCATCGCGTTCCTCCGCCTGTGGTCGTTGAATTGTTTGGACACTTGTTCTTGATTCGTTAACCGTTCTTGTAAGTGTTTCAATTTCACGAGTTGCAACAATCGTACCTTGCTGTACAACACTTAGTCCACCAGCACTATATGTGGCATCAGCAAATGTAGCGACTGCTCCAAAACCAGTACTGTTTGTTGGGCTATCAGTTAAGATAAACTTGAGAGATCCAACTGGAAACTTGAGAGCGTCTTCATTTGGAATTCTAAACAATCCACGAATAATACCCGTAGCATCAGTGATTAATGCGCTGCCCTCCGAAGCAGTGTTGGCAAACGATGTATTTGCTGGAGAACAAAAAGCATTTACATCTGACCCATCAAAGAATGCATAAACACGAGTACTTGGCTTCATACCTTCGGCTGTAAATTGTACAACACGAGAGCGCATGAATGGAATAATGTTTACGTCTTTGAGTGAATCGCCCAAATCAGTCTCAATTACGTTACCAGTATTAACAATTAATTGTTGACCTGTGCGACTTTCAGTTGTAATAATTCGATCGCGATCTTCGTCACGTCGAGTAGAACCACCACCCCAACTTCCCCACTGAATGCCAGTAAAGTTAGCAACTTCAGCAAGTGCTTCGGCAAGACCACCAAAATCAATTGTGACAGTTGGTACTGTTGTTACATCTTGCCAGTAATCAGTGTCTGGTGTAAGTGTAATTCTACCGTGATGGGTATAAAGTTCACCAGCAGCATTTCTTGTATCTGTCGCAAATGGATTGCTGATTGTTTCATCATGCGTCCAAGGAAGCATAATTAACTTACCAGCATTTGGTGCTGTTACAGAAGCAATTGTTGATGATGTTGTTGAAGTACCACCAACCGCTGAAGCACCAGCACTAAATGTACCAGATATATTTGAAAGATAAAGTTTTGTTCCAACTTGATAATCAAGCGTACCAGTAGCAGCACCAGCAGTGATTACTTCGCCGTTTGAATATGTTCCAGTTCCAACAACCAACGTGATGTCTTTTGATGTTGCGGTTGTATTTGTTGAGTTGGCAGATTTAAATTCAGCCTGAACATCATCAACTTTAAATGATGGGCGAGCTTCTTTGTTAGCTTTATCAATAGCAACTGCATATCCTGGGTCATAGATATCGGATGATGTGAAGTCAACAAACTCATCAACAATAATACCGTTTTTAAATCTATCTACACCAGTTGAATCAGCAAGGAATAATTCTTTTGTGTCTGTTTCAAGTAATGAAAGTGATGTGTAATACTCAAGATTATCAATACGTGATTCAAGACCTTGAATATCTTTCATTGTGAAGCGACGAATACGAACAGGATCAAGTTTAATCGCAAGGTCAGCACGACCACCTGGAGCAGTTGCAGTACTAATACGCTTTGCATTATCTTGTGGAAGAGATGGATAAGGTTTTACATTTACAATAGCAATCGTCATACCATCAGATGGTGCAGGTGGTGTTTTTGGATCAAGACTTGGAACGCCTTTGATTGATCTTAAAGCATTAGATGAAGTAATAACAATTCTATCTTTGCGTGGGAGATAATAATCAAAGTCTGTAATGAAGTCTTCATTAGGAGCCATAAATCGTAGACCACCACTTGGCTCAACAATCGATGTTGAAACTGCTGGGTTACGAGAAATATTTGTAAGCGTTGTCACATTGTTTGCAGTGTCAGCGATACGTGGACGAATATCAATATGATTGCGTAAATCGTACCGAGTGCCAGTTGTTGGTGATGTATAAACAGGAATCTCACCAGTAGTAATCGCAGTTGTATTTGCGCTATTTGTATCATCGATTGGATACGAATCAACTGAGAAGTAACCAACGCCCTGTGAAGTATCATGAGTAAAGTAATCAAACTTAACAAGATAGACATTGCCATTTGCTGGTGTATGTGAAGCACCATTCTTTAACTTGAGTTTAGCATGGTCATAGAAGTTATCACGCATACCTGTGTCAAGCGAGAAACTACTTGTAACATCAGTACCTTCAGATGTCGTTGTAAAGAAAGTATTGCCAGTCTTTACACGAACTTCACGAAGAGCAAATCCATCAGAAGCACCAAGATTCCATGGTCCAGCAGTTGTACCAGAATCCGAAACATTAATTTCTACATAACGACTTTCTTGAATATTCTTCGCTTTCTCTTGACCATTTACTTTCTTGAGTTCGCAAATAACAGAAGCAGCAACAGTAGAGTTTAATGTCTCTTCAATATCAATCGTTGCGCTTGTTGTGGAGTTGATTGTAACTGTACGAGCAGCAGCATCACCACCAACACCATTAAGACTAATAACTTGACCATCTTTAAACTGTTTGAAGAGTGTGGCACTTGAGATAGCAGCACCTTCGCCATTACCGTGAACACTTACTTGTGTTGCGCTATCCACAGATGAAACGACATATGTGTTTGCTTCGCCTTGAAGTTTAAGAATATCGCCAACATTATACTTAGAAGTGGCAGATGTAAGACCCGTGATAGTGTTTGCACCTGCACCACGAGCAGCAGTTGTTTCAAGAGCAGATGCGGTATTTGCAGCAGCATTAAGAACAACATAGAAATTTTCACGTTCTTGTGTGTCATTTAATGCACCAGTGGAGAATGGAAACTGTTCTGTCGCATCACCAGTTGCAATTGTTACTGTACCATCAGCCGCAATAGTGACTGGGAATTCTTTAAGAAAACGGAATTCGTTATCAATTTGATCGGATGTATCACGAAGCGTTTTGATATTCTCAGCAGGAATATTAAACAATGCACGATTGAAACTTGTTTCTGAAATTGTTGCACTGTTAGCAGTCAATACTGTATCAGCAATACCATCTGTTGTACCATCATTATGATAGATTGACCGAACATAACTGAAACTGTTTGCAGTCATATTGATATCATAGAGATATAACTTTAATTGACCAGAAGCAGCACCCTTTGAACCTGAGTTATATTCAACAGCACGAACACGAGCTTCACCAATCTTTGTACCAATAGCACTTGGAACAACAGTAGTGAATGAGTTATTTGAAATAGCATTTACAGCAGTATTGTAAAGTTCAACACGGTCATGACCATTAACGTCCCATGTACCAACTACTTCATTAACTACTGTGTAGTTGCCATAGTTAGCAGGTATAGAAATATTTTCTACTGAGTTAACATCTGTTGCTTTATCAATTGCAACATGTCTAGTTGTAAGAACTTCGTTCTCAAATCCATTAACATATGCTTTGCCTGGAGCAATATCAACAACAAGTTTATTAACATCACCACCGTTACCAGAAGTATAAACACCACCATTATTTGCAGAATCTAAATGTTCACGAAGACGAGATGTAAGACCGTTAACGATATAGTTACCAGATTCATCGTATGTGCGACGAGCAATGTATTCGTTAATAACTGAATAAAGAGGCTTATCTGCTTTGAATTCAATAAGACCATTGCGAATACGAGCACGTTCTACAAATGCTGTATCATTTTCATCTGTAAGAGATTTTGTTGTAAGAACAGCTTCAAGTTTAAGACGGTCAGCGCCTGGAGCAGCATAGTTATACGAACCTTGTGCTGGATCAAGCAGTGTTGTATCTGAAGAAGATGTTACAATTGTTTCGTTGATAGTATAACCAACTTTGATATTTGTGTTTGCACTATAACGACCGATAATTGTATTTGCTGCTGATACATTAATAAAATGGTCTTTGGCATATATGATACCATCACCAAACGAAATACGAGATGCAGAACCTAAAACATTTGTTGATTGAACGCCTTCAGTAATAACGTTTGCTGATAATGCAGTATTAGATGTAAGAACTTCACCGCTAAGAAAGGCTGCAGCAGTTCCTGTAGAACCAGCGCCAGTATAACGAATGTAAAGAGTTTTTGTATTTGGTGTTGCGGCTTCTGTGCCAGTTGCAGAGTCAATAACATATGCAGTAACACCAGATGTGCCACCAGTAATTGTTGAACCAACAAATGCAGCCGCATTTACAGTTGTTGCATTTTGATCAGCATCACGAATCTTAACATATTTAATATTACGGTCGTAGTTCATTTCTAAACCACGAACAGTACTTCCCTCTACGAAGACATGTTCACCAAAACGGTCAATTTGATTTTGGAGAATGGTCTGCATTTGAGTAAGTTCACGAGCTTGAACAGCAAGACCTGGACGATATAAGACACGATGAAAGTTTTTACTCTCGTCAAAATCGTCATAGTATGGACTGACATTGAAATCAGTTGTCAATGAATTCGTATTAGCAGTTGCCATTCAACTTATTCCTTAGAATTTAACGATGAGTTTTACGTCTTCAATTTGGTCTGATGCGCGAGAGATAGGACCACGGTTCTCTGTATATAGTACATCACCTGTATATGGTTTCAGACTACCAAGAGCAACACTGCTAACCGTAGCAGTTACACTTGATGTACCGCCTGTGATTGTTTCTGAAGCAGAGAATGTTCCATCTGTATCAATTACTCGAACAACACCAGCAGTGTTTGATGCATTTGTATTTGCAAAACTTACAAGTTTACCAGTTGCACCAGAAGTACCACCAGTAATCGTTTCGTCAAGAGTATAAGCACCTGAACTTGTTACGCCTGAAACAGTAATTTGAGTTGTTTGGTCAAATGATGTGCCAGTTGCAATTGAACCATTAGCAAGAAGTGGGTCACGAATAAGACCAATCGTGCGGAAGTCGTTTGTTGTCATAAACGTACCGGATTCATCACCATCAAGTTGAACATTGACAATGACATTATGACCAGCAAGTTCTTGAACTGGATCAGAACCATGACCGCCTGGAGGTGAAACATATGCAGTTGCAGTAGCACCAGAGCCATGAGAAGTGTTTGCAGTAATTGCAACCGTTGCTTCTGAATAACCAGCACCAACTGAAACCATATTGATATAGTTGACTGTGTTACCGTTTGCACCACCCGAAACAACGTTTGCATATGCAGTAGCACCAGTACCATCACCAGTAATCGTGATAGTAGGACCAACTGAATATGTTGAAGAAGTATTTGGAGTAATTGAAAGAGCACTACCAAGCGTAAGTACTTTTGTACTACCAACATAGTTAGTGATATTACTAACTTGACCAGAACCAAGACCAGAAGCAATATACAAAGATGAACCTGTGTAGATATCATCAGTACCAGAAGCACCAGCGGCAAGTGTCATTGTTGTACTG